ATCACACTCAGCAACCCGCTGACCATCAACAACAAGAAGCGCACGGAGCTGACCTATGACGCGAATGAGATCACCGCGCAAATGTTCGCGGAGGCCGACGCCCGCAAGCTGACCGCCAGCGGATCCAAGAACGGCAACGCGGCCGGCGCGGCCGAGCTGGACTATGGTCTGCACCTCTACCTCGGCTTCGAGGCCATCATCGCCGTCAACCCCGAGATCGACATGAGCGACCTCGAGCGCGTCCACGGCTATGACGTCATGCAGATCATGAGGATCGGCCGGGATTTTATTTCCGGGAGGTCGGAGGAACCCTCCAGCCAAAACAGCTCCGGCGAGCAATCCGAGACTACGCCCGAGCCTTCCACACCTCAGTCCGAGACATCGGAGAGCGAAGGCTGACCGACTTCCTGACGGAATACGGCGAGGCCGTGGAAGAAGCCAAGCAACAGGCGAAGCGCCACCCGGCGCCGACCATTAAAAAGCCGCACATCAGGAGGAGGTGACACACATGGCAGGAAAAGGGAAAGAGCTTCAGGCGGTCGTCAATCTGGCCGGCAGCATCGACCCCTCACTCGGGAAGGCGATCGAGTCCGCGCAGAAAAAGATCAGCGGCCTGAACGTGAAAGCTCTCGCCGTGGGTGCCGCCGTCGGCGGCATCGCGGTCGCCACTGGCAAGGCCGTGGTGGAGGCCGGCAAGTACCTGAAGGATCTCGGCAGCCAGTTCGACGAAGCAGCCGACGCCATCCGCATCGGCACCGGCGCGACCGGCGACGCTCTGGATGGGCTGCTCGATGACTTCGACGAGGTCTACAAGAGCGTGCCGACCACTATGGAGGACGCCAGCAAAGCCATCGCGGACTACAACACCCGGCTCGGCCTGACTGGCCCGCAGCTTCAGGAGATCTCCAAGCAGGCCATCCAAGTGAGCGATATGCTCGGGGACGACCTCGGCAGCGTGATCGAGGAGTCGAGCCAAGCCTTCCAACAGTGGAACATCGACGCCGAAAACATGGGCGGCGCGATGGACTACATCTTCAAGGTCAGCCAGAGCACCGGCATGGGCTTCACTGACCTTATGAGCAATATGCAGAAGTTCGGCCCGCAGCTTCAGGAGATGGGCTATTCCTTCGAGACAGCGAGCGCCCTCATGGGGCAGCTCGACAAGGCCGGCGTCAACGTCGAGGAAGTCCTCGGCGCCATGAAAAAGAGCGTCGGCGCACTGGCGAAGGAAGGCATCAGCGCGAGCGATGGGCTGGCTATGTACTACGAGCAGATCAAGAACGCAGGCACGGCCGCAGAGGCCGCAAGCATCGCGTCGGAGATCTTCGGCACCAAGGCCGGATCCACAATGGCCGCAGCGATCAGAGACGGCACTCTCGCCGTCGGAGACCTGACGGAAAGCCTGCTGGAGAACGGCGAAACCATCGCCGGAGCGGCCGAGGACACCTACGACTTCGCCGAGCGGCTCCAGATCATGAAGCAGGGCCTCGAGGTCGCCCTGAAGCCGATGGCAAACACCGTGTTCGACGGCCTCAACAAGTTCATGCCCGTGCTGCAAAAGCTCATGGAGCAGATCGTCCCGGTCATCAGCGACGCGGTCGAGGCTGCGGCGCCTTTTGTCGAGGAGTTCCTCATGGGAGCGGCTAACGCTCTCGAGGACGTGCTGCCGCTGATCTCTCAGCTCGCGGCTGATCTGCTGCCAATCCTGACGCAGCTCATGAGCACCCTGCTCCCGCCGCTGCTCAGTTTGGTGCAGACTCTGCTCCCGCCGCTGATGCAGATCGTCGGGGCAATTTTGCCACCGATCGCCAGCCTTCTGAGCACGATCCTCCCCATGATAACGCAGATCGTGAGCGCTGTGCTGCCGGTACTGGTGCAGATCATTTCCGCGCTGCTGCCGGTCATCACCCCGCTGCTGGAGGTCGCGCTTCAGATCGTCAACGACGTCATCATGCCGCTGCTGCCGCCTCTGATGCAGATCGTCCAAGCGCTGCTGCCGCCTCTCGTGTCCCTGCTCAACCTCGTCATGCCGATCCTGAGCCCTCTGCTGGCCCTGCTTCAGCCGATCGCCTCCGTGCTGGGGACGATCGCCGACGTCATCGCCAAGATCGTGAGCTTCGGCTCCGGCGTCATCAGTAAGATCGCCGGCCTGTTCGGCGGCGGGGGTGGCGGCGGGGGCGTCTCCGGCTTCGCAACCGGCGGCTTCACGAGCGGCCCGTCCATCGCGGGCGAGGATCCGCGATACCCCACCGAGGCTGTCATCAGCTTCAACCCTGCATACCGCAGCGAAAACCTCGAATACTGGGCCAAGGCCGGGCAAATGCTCGGCGCGTCCAACGAAAGCGACTACGAGCTGCTGAGCGGAGGCTCGAGCACGTCCGTGGTCTACGACCTGAGCGGGCTCTCCTTCTCCCCGCAGATCAAGATCGAAGGCGACACCGACGAGGACGCCCTGATCCGCAAGCTGCGCGAGCTGGAGCCCGAGTTCATTGACTTCGTTCTCGAAGCACTAAGCAGAAGGGAGGGTGGCGCCTATGTCACAGCAGACAGTCGGCTTTATTGAGTACACCGCACAGGGCGGCGACACTTTTGACAGCATCGCGCTGGCTGCCTATAACGAGGAGCGCATGGCGAGCACCATCATCACCGCCAACCCCGACCTCTGCGACGTCCTGATCTTCGAGGGCGGCGAGGCTGTGCGGATCCCGATCGTCGAGACCGTGGAGACGCCGGAGACCCTGCCGCCGTGGAGGAGGTGACGCCGTGAAGATCCTATACGAA